CCCCCCTGTGGATTTCCATGATACCCACCCTTAGGATTTGGAGAATAAAATAAACAGGAACCCGCCATATAAGATATACAATAGACTTACAGCTCCTTCTAATATATCCATATGATTTACAGGGGCGAAAATCATATGGATATATTAGAACGACTCTAATGTAATCAATATGATAATCTCGCGGGGTTCGTTTATCTTTTGTTCTTCTCCTCGCCTATCCTTAGAGATAGTATTAAATATAATAAGAAATTTTCAGTTGGGGTCAAGCTTCGCATCGTTTATGATGTCATAATAAAAATAAAAGAGAGGATCTACATATCCTTAAAAGTAAGCTTAACAAATGCGTCATTAACAGCAAGGACATTGTAGCCTGACGTAAGAGATGTAGGCGCTAAGGTATTATAATTAGAATAAGCATATACAAACACATTATAATCAAAGAATTTCTGTAAGTTGCCATTAGCAGGACCTTCATATTGAATGATACCCTCTTTAGCAAACTTTTTACCATCAATATTGATCTTAAGAATACGTGTTGCTCTTGATAACACATTATTATATGCCGCATAATAAATACCAGTAGAAGGTTCAGTTGTCGTAGCATCCTGAACTGGTGCTCTACCTACACTATTATTAGGAGCTTTTATTTTTCCCCATTTTTGATATATAACTGAATACCGTTCGTAGTTTATTTCATCTAACATTTTATTACCTGACATACCCTTAAATAATGTTGATATTGTAGGGGTATCACCACGAGCACTCTTGGTAATGATTATACGATACGTAACATCACTATACCGTTCATTTAACTCGAGCATCATACGTATAGAACACTTTAATAATGTGATTTGATCACCTATCCTGTTCTGCGTATTACCTTGCGTCGGGTCATTAACACCTGGTGTGGTATTTAAAATATTGTTAGGAAATATGTTTATAAAACTATTATGCTGAACCTGTTGATAATCACTGATATCACTCTGCGATGTCTTAGTCTCAGCGTGCTTATAAAGATATCTCTTAATAGCACCTTGAATAACGGCTGCGCTTACGTTAGCTTTCTTAGGGGAAGTTTTATACTTTTTAGCGATCTTTCGCTTAGTATTATTGTATCGGCGTTTCTTGAGTGGCATCTATATTATACCTATATTATAATGAGATTTTAATCCCACCTTCTTACGCCATATAATATCCATATCTTGCTTTGCCCATTTAGAGGCATCAGCTTTACGACCGGTTATATATACAATCTTTCTCTCCTTTTCTTCTTCACTTATAGCACTAAAAACAAAATAATTAAAATTGGAACTATCACATACAGCATTCACGCTGTTAGATATTTCACGAAATATATGTGTATAGGACTTATTACTTGGCTTCTCTATAATAGCGTGGAAATGGTATCCTTTGCCTGCTTCTCCTTCATCCTCGCCTCTCTGCTCATATACATAGAGATAGTTAGTAATCCATTTCTTACTCATCATTTTTTCCATCTTATTCACAAACATACTGAGCGGAACAATCGCCGTGTTTGGATTTACACAGATCCAGTAATACTTGGAATTTTCTTTTATTTCAGCAGACTTTTTAAGGTATTTATATCTCTCTTCATACATTCTGTAAAATAATGCGTCTTGGAGTTTGTGATATTCAATATCATACTCAATACCCAAACCACTATTGATCATACGTTGCTCTAAATAATACTCTTCACCGTGTTTTTCCATATTTTCCTTCTCTATAAATACCTGGAGAAAATAAATTTAAAAAAATTTAGCGAAAGATTTGTGGAAATTAATATTTGACAAGAACCATACAAATATTAATTATTCCTATTTTTTTAAGTAAGGGTCCCCCCTGTGGATTTCCGTGATACCCCCCCTTGCCCTTAAATTATAAAAAAAAAATAGAAGAAAATTTGCCTAAGGGTCCCCCCTGTGGATTTCCATGATACCCACCCTTAGGATTTGGAGAATAAAATAAACAGGAACCCGCCATATAAGATATACAATAGACTTACAGCTCCTTCTAATATATCCATATGATTTACA